GGTGATGCGTGGTAGTTAATGATGTCAGCGACATCAGTGCTAATTTCGTTATATGCACGGTTGATAGTGATGATGTCGTGTGCGTCCGAGAGACCCCACGGCGATCCTGAAACAGGAACATTAGGTATGTGTACCACTGGAATTAATCCAAGTGGATTTGGACGAGAGTCAATTAACTCATCGTTGACGTACTCTTCAATAATGTCATCAGTCAAAACCTCAGTGTAGGTAAACACTTGACGTGTACCTTCTAATGAAGTTCCCCAGAAACGATATTTCTGTTTAAAACGCAGTAGACGTGTTCGATCGTGTGGGTGAAACTCAGGGAAACAGAAAGAGGAGTTCATTGGCAGTAGACGAACACGGCCAGGATGGAAATGGCCTGCAGAGTCTGTCCATGGTTCTTCGTAAGCAACCTTAACAAAGACGTCACCAGTGATTCCGCCTTGCTGTCCAATCTCAAGTAGAATACGCATCTTGTCGTTATCTACTTCCCAGATTCTCTCTAGGCGATCGGGAACAATTGCTTCCGTTGCCTTTGGAGAACGGAAATGCAAGCCGTTACCAAAAGTAAAACGGGAAAGGTAATCATTAAACACACGGTAGTAGTTGACGGCGATTTGCATTTCGCCTTGCTCACGTCGGTAACCCCAGTGATGACCTAGGTACATTGCCCAGTTAAGTGAATAACGATTTAAGCGGGGACCGTGTACTTCAAACTCTTCATCTGCAAGTTCAACCAAACCAAGTGGTGAAATTGAGATTGTTAAATCGCTAGAGGCTGCTCTATACGATGGAGGGCTAAAGTCAAGAAATGACATTACTTATTCTTATCTTTCTTAACGGTTTTTTTCTCTTCCAAATGCTTAGACTTTTCTTTATCTTCTTTTTTCTTAGCCATTGCAATTTTACGTGTTGCTTCAGTGGTCTCAATAAATTGCCCACCGCTTTGGATGTACTTCTTGTGCACCCATGCTGATGCGCCTGGATTTGGGTATGACGAGTACTTCGCACGAGCCATAGCAACAATAGTTGCATACAACTTTGGGTTTGCTGGTTTCTTCATATCTCCTCCAAGGATAGCCTAACCACCCTCACACTAGTGCAAGGGTGGGTCGGCGTGCTTACTAAACTATTAGTCGTTTACGACTGTTGGTGACATACGCTGTGTGCGTCCACCTGAACGAACTGCAGTCTCAATCTGAGCACCTGAGTAATCGTTCATTGTTCCATGTGCAAACTCACCAAGATATGTTGGTGCTTCTACCCATGATGCAGAGCCCACGTGTGCACGCTCTGAAAGAGTTTCAGCAGCAGTCTTCTGCCACACTGGTGCGTTACGGTTTGGACGACCAGGTGCTGTTGCAGAACCTGACATCATTCCTGTCTGGAAATCTGCTGGCACATCTGTGTCAGTTGCGATTCCTTCTTCAAAGCGTAGAGGTCCACGGCGAGTTGCGTTATCTGCGCCCTTCATTTCGTAGACTTGAGGTGCACGCTCTGGAAAGCGAGGTGCTGGTGAAATTGTCATATTTACTCCTTAAGGATGTATTGGAAAGGCCTTTTCCTAGACATAGTTTCCACCTTTTTAGGCTTGCTATGTTGTTCAACTAGAAAAAAGGATTACTTGATGCAACAACTTCTGGCATGACCAAATCCTTAGTTAAGGAGCAGGCAATAGACAAAGAGTCCACAAAGTCATCGTGTGCGTAAGATTCGTCGGGGGCGGCCACTAAAAAGTTAGGTCCTTTGTACTGTACTTCAGCATCAACCATTTGTTGGTAAAACCGCTTCCAAGTACGAAGTCTGCGAGTTTTTGCGTGGGCTGGCCATGCAAGCATCTTGCGTTGAATAAGGGCTTGAAGATGCTTCCAACGACCAGACTGCTCACTAGGGCTAGAAGTTAAGGACATGACCTCTGCTCTAGGGATCAACAACTTAAGTCGCTGTGCTACCGCGTCACCCACACCGTTGGCGTCAACACCGATAGCAAGGACGTCGTAGTTACTGAGAAAGTTTACGATCTGGAAGTATTGCTCTTCCCAATCGTCTCCCTGCATCTCTAACCAATTAAGGACTCTATGATCAAAATAACCAAACTCATCAGGACGATCCCAATCAACCCAAACCACAGTAACGACTGTAGAGTCAGTTTTACGAGCAGGGTCGATGCCGACAACGACTGGGGTTTTATGCCATACCTTAACCAGTTCCTGAGAAGTGTCCCCCAAGTCGTCCATAATGTTCGAAGTAACAAACATGCCTCGCTCAAGAAGCCATTTGCAGTTGTACGACATTTGAAATTCATCTGATTCCTCACCAATTCTTAGCATTTCTTTTCTAATAAATTTTTCATAGTTGTCATTAAACTTTGCAACATCTTTCCAGTCCCATTGAAAATGGTTCTGTCTATTACCACGAGTCGTTTGACGACGTCGGTTCATCTGGATTGCTTTGTAGAAGTTGTTCTTACTTGTTGTAGGTGTTCCAGTCTTTACCATTGTTCCTGCGTAGTAGGCAAGCATCGGAGAGATTGACTTTGATACCACAAAGTCATCTGCTTCTTGGCACTCGTCAATAACAATAAGATGGAAAGACTTAGACTCAATCTTTGCACGAGGGTTTGCAGTCATCATTGTAATTGTAGATCCTGACTTCTTTAACTTAATCTGACGAGTTACACCACCTACACGAGCAGTCGAGTCGTCAATCTCAGGATCACCAAGTATCTCTAGTGCACGCTCAGACGTAAGGCGGGTCACTGTTCTACCGAACAATGTTTCTGCCTGTCCCTCAGTAGGAGCAAACAACCCTACCCATAGTCCATCTTTAAACTTACCAAGTAAGTCTGGGTATAACTTTGCAAGTCTAGGAAGTAGCACCATAAGTGTGGCTACTGTGTCAGCAACAGTCTCTGATTTTCCTGACTGACGTGAAGCAAGAGCAGTAATTTCTTCGCCATCGTTAATGATGACGGATTCGATAATGCGTCGTGCTAGAGGTTTCTGGTAGGGGTGAAGATCGTGCCCTACAAGAACCTTAAGAAAGTCCATGATTTTTTCAATAAGTTTGTCAACAAATTGTTGGGACAACTCATCTAGTTGCTCATCAACTTGTTCAGTCTCACCTTGGTCTTCATGTTGATAGAACTCAGGATTGATCTCTTCAAACTTATCTTCGTCTACTGTCATAGCGGTCTCTGTGTACGTCGCTTTAACTCTTTGGCAATAGCGTAGAAGGCTTCTGCACCCACAACTACCTCGTCAAGATCAGCCTCGCTCTGGTGCCTCTGCCATGTCGAGATGTGTTTGCCGATCGTATACATTGACTGCTCCATCCATAAGATCAAATCTGGAGTAGAGACCGTCGACACTCGTTTCTCTATGCGACTCTGTGGCTGGTGTCCAGCCTGCTTCTTCCGTAAAATCATCGTATGTAACTTCCCGTCTTGCTAGTGCGCCGCTTAGTGCTTCTTCTTCTTCTTTCATGGCTCCCCACTTACCTAAGACTAACCCATGGTACTTGGGTAATCGTACTATGAACGGAGTAGCAGTTCTGTAGGGCTCTTCTATTTCTTGAGACCAACCACGTACAATAAACTTATGTCCCCACTCATAGGGGAACCTAGTTACTTGAACGAATACTGGTCCGATGTTGTGTACCTTGGGCATATCACGGTTTCTTTGGTTTAGGAAGTTTCTGTGGCGTACCTTTGTAGTGTACCTGAGAACCGCGAGCAAGGCGATAGAAGGCCTTACGTGCTACGGCAGAGATTCCACCAATGTCGGCAGGTCCACGAGGCTTTGAGTCTAAATAACTGTAAATATAACGGCCCTTTGAAACACGGGCTTTAAATGCCTGCCACTCTGTTGGGCTTACTTGGTAGTAGTTGTAGAAAGTTCCATCACGGAATACAACTGTAATCTTCTTATCAATCTTATCGTAACCAGCCGCTACAGTACGAGGGCGTTCTGGATTGATTGTTGAGGTAGGAACTACTGTTAACTCTGCTGGAGTTTCATCTTCTCCATCTTGAGCACCATCATAATCCGCAAGGTTATTGTAGTTAGTCCCTGTTTCTGGATCGTAATATTGGAGTGTCTCTTTTGCTTGTACCAAGGATATGATTTCATCAAACTCACCGTATGAGGCGGCGGCTGGAAGTCCACCGTAATCAGGACCTGTAATCTTCCCGATGCCCGCTGCTTGTCGTGGTCCAAACTGATTGCCAATGGCAAGGTTTAGTTCGTCAGAAGACGGCAAGGATGTGCGTTGACCGCTAACAGCCCTGCCGCCTACTGGACGTACCATTGTTTTATCCTAGTGGATTATGATGCTGTTGCGAATGGTGTAATCGTAACGGCTGCTGCTGGAGCGATTGTGTTTGCGCCTGCTGCGATTGACTGGGTCTTGATTGTTCCTGCAAGACCAACAACAGTTGCTGTAAGACCTGTTAGAGCAAGTACGGTTGTAAGTGTACCTGTTGCTGTGAATGAGTTAGCACTCGCTGTTGCAACTGTGTAAGTACCGTTTGCTGTTGCATCACCTGAGTTACCAACAACAACCTTTTGACCAGCAGTAAACCCGTGGGTTGCTGCTGTGACGGTAATTGTTGCGCTACCTGCGGTACGAGCAATTGCAGTTGCCTCTTTTGCAGCATTTGTTGCCGCTGCTGCAGTTGTAGGAACTAGTGATGCGTCCTTCATTGCGTCAGTTGCAAGTGCTGTTGTAAGTCCAACTACTGAAGGTACAAGTACATAGTCAGTTGGTCCTGCTACATCTTCTCCTGCTGTATTTGGGCTGTACTGTGGGAAGCCATTCCATCCTGAAAGAGCGATGATGTGGTTGTCTGCTGCTGGATCTAGACGACCCGCTACTCTTGTGGTGACTGTTGTCGAAAGAGTTGCACTTGCTGCATCTGGACGAACATCGTTTGGTTGAATAGGAAAGTTACCCCATACGAAGTCAATAGCGACCTCGCCTGCGGTATCAAGAAGATTACCGTTGTTATTTGTTGCCATGAATAGTCTGCTTTCTCTAGAGAAGTTAAAGCCTCATGCGCTTAGAGGCATGACAAGTCTACTTAAAATCATCGCAATCATGGTCTTCAAGTTCATCTGTTTCTAAAACCGTGTGGCAGTCCTTGCATTTGAAGAATCGAATGTCATCTAGACCTACATGCAGAGAGTCGGAGTGATACTCAGACTGGTCCATCTGAGGGCCTGCTAGAACCTCTGGAGGAAATGGTCCTCTAGGACTATGTGCTGCTGAAGGTACGTAATGGCCTTGTACGGCAAATTTACGGATTAACTTCATTAGACGTCCGTCTTTTTGACTGTCTTCTTTTTTGGCTTAGGTGTCTCGGATACTGCTTCTGGAGAAGGAGTACCCAATATATCTAGGGCTGATTTTAGGTCTTCGGTAAGTTGTGGAGTTATTTTAAGAAGACCTGCTCGTTTTCTTTCGTCTAAAAACTTAGGGAGGTCTTTACCGCAATAGAATAAAGACTTTTCCTGTGTGACTCGGTACTCGTATGAAGCCTGTTCATTACAGTTTGCACACTTCATTACCACTCCAATCCATGGCTAAACTTTTTGCTCGTGGTATCCACGTCGGCACCACCACTCATAGGTCCTGGTCGGGATGGTTGTGGAAACATCTCGGATAATATCGCTTTGTGTTCTTCTGGGACATCTCTGTGTTCAGATAGGTTCTGTGCACGAGTCCAGAACTCTGGTGGATACATTCCAAAGTTACGAAGAATTTGACCGTGAGACTTTAACGCAGGAATCTGCTTCGTACGAACTGCGAAGTCTAATATCTTTTTATCAATTGCTGATAGTGGGTTTACTCGTGAGTCATACCCGTAGTTAAAGTGGTTGTATGAATCATGATCACGAGATAATCCTCCAGCCATAACTATCTCTTCTTGGGTGGCTTAGGACGTGTTCCTGGAGCAGTTGGCTTTGCGCCCTTACGCTTTACTGGAACTGGTGTACTTGCTGCACCTGTCATTGGATTAGTCGATGTCTTAGTCGTTAGTGTGCCTGGCACTGGTGCTCCTGTCGTTGATGGGTTTATTGGTCCACGTTTTAGATAACCTGGTGTTGGTGCTCCAGTATTTGCTGGTGTTGGTGTTGGACGTTGTTCTGTAGTCGATTGTTGTCCTATGTTAGCATTTTTATAATGAGCCGCAAGTTGTGTGAGTGCTCGTTTGTGATGAACATTCTCTAAGACATTTATAGTGGAAAGAGTACTGGATGCTGCTGCAAAGGGATTCCAATCCTTTACAGAAAACTGCGGTCCAAGGTTACTCATGGGTCTATCTTCCCTTAAATACGGGGTTCAGTCTTTGTGTCTGTTAAACAATTTTCAATAGCAATAAGGCGCTCACCCATCTCTACGAAGGCCTCAAGCATCTTCTCCTGGGTCTCAATAACCCGTCCCTGATTCTCATAGAGACGGTCAACTCGGTCTTTGACGGTGGTGTATCCACCATTCTGGCTAAGTTCACCGTCCACGTTGTTAAGGCGCTCCATAACCCCTGGAACTGCATCTCTTCCTGGTGAGGCTTCTTCGCCTTCCCAGTCACGCATGAACCGCTCCATCCACTGCATAAAGCGTTTTACTTTTTTATATGCTGGGCTCAAGAGCACTCCGATGCTAATGAGAGCACCAGCGACAATGCCGATAGTTGCAAAGGTATTTGTCACTGGTGCATCTCCTTTAAATTACTTCTTGCCGAAACCGTATGATGGGTCTTTTGGATTGATAAACTTTGCTGCTGGTCCAAGTAAACCTGCGATAAAGGCGTTAGCCAATACCTTTGGGTCCGAAATTCCGCTCATATAGAGCGCTGCAACAGCAGCAAGGCTTGCACGAAGCCAAGTTGCTCCTGCTGCCTTCAGTACGTTGATATCCATGTTTCTCCTTACTAGATGCCCTCAAGTAAATAATCCCTTATTCTTCGCGGTTGCGCAGGGGATACGTGATAGCCCATGCAAAAAGGGTAGCAATAATTGCGTATCCAACTACTGTTTTTGCTGAACCATCAAGAACAACCCAGGCAATAAACATTCCAAGTAGTGTCCATAGTTGGTCAACCATGTCTTTTAGTAGTTTCATTACTTCCGTCTCCTAACGCCTTTACTCTCACCTGATGAGCCTCCACCACCAGAACTTCCGCCTCCACTACTTCCACCAGAAGATGAACCTCCAGTAGAGCCTGTCGCAGCAGCGGCAGCGTTCATAGCAGCACCTGCAGCAACAACAGTTGCAACAACCATTTCGGTTGCTTCTTCACGTTCTTCATCTGACATATCTGCACCCACGCTTCCAAGTGCTTCTAGTGCTGCACCTGGGTCAGAGAACGCTTCTGCAATCAATGCACCAGGATCTTGAAGTAGTTCTACTTGTGCAGCAACTTCTGCGGTAATTACTACTGCATTACCGTTTTCATCGGTACGCACATCAACAGGTGTTGCTGCAGGTAAGTCTTTGTATTCAATTCCTGCTTCTTGTATTGCAGATGCGGAAAGTACTTCACCAGGAGCAACTGAAGCAATAAGCGCAGTTGCAACAACTTCTTTTTGTTCAGTGGTTAGTTTACCCTCTTCAGCAGCCTTTTTAATTGCATCTGCCTCTGCTTTTGCTTTTGCTTCTTCTGCTGCTTTAGCCTTTTCCTCTGCTTTAGCAGCAGCCTCTTCTGCTGCAAGTCTTTCTTCCTCTAATCTTTTTTCTTCTTCTGCCTTTGCTTCTGCTTCAGCCTCTGCTTTAGCAGCAGCCTCTTCTGCTGCAAGTCTTTCTGCTTCTAGACGTGCTTCTTCTTCTGCTTTAGCCTTAGCCTCGGCTTCGGCTGCTAATCTTTCTTCTTCTGCTTTTGCCGCTGCTGCTTCTGCTGCTAATCTTTCTTCTTCTGCTTTCTTTGCGGCTTCCTCTGCAGCAAGTCTTTCTTCTTCAGCCTTTGCCGCTGCTTCTTCTGCAGCCTTAGCCTCTGCCTCAGCCTTTAAGCGTGCTTCTTCTGCAGCCTTAGCCTCTGCTTCTGCTTTAAGTCGTGCTGCTTCAGCCTCTGCTGCTGCTGCCTCTGCTGCAATACGTTCTGCCTCTGCCTTAATTCGGGCTGCCTCTGCTGCCGCTGCGGCACTTGCTGCTGCAATTCTTTCTGCTTCTGCTTTAGCAGCAGCGATGGCTGCTTGACGTGCTGCCTCTTCAGCAGCGGCTCTTTGTGCAAGTTCTGCCTGTCGTGCAATCTCTGCAGCAATTGCTGCTTGACGATCTAACTCCTCTTGCCGTGCAACTGCTGCTACTCGTTCTGCCTCTGCAAGTGCTGCTTGTTCAGCGGCTATTCTTGCCGCTTCTGCAGATGCCGCTGCTGCGGCTGCTGCTGCGGCTTGCTCTGCTGCAATGCGTGCTGCTTCTGCTGTTGCCGCTGCGGCTGCTGCTTCTGCGTCCTTCTCTTCTTGAGTCTTTCCAATTTTTAAAGTTACAATGTTTGAGTTTGCAGAGTACAAACTGAAAGTGTCGTTATCTGATCTGATGTGAAATGACCATGTTGTGCCACTTGGCTTTAATCCTTCTAGTAATGAATGATTAATTGTTATTGTTGTATTGAGAGCGTTAGCATCTCCTACATTTCCTGTTGCAATTCCCCATCCTCCACCATCAGCACTGAAAGAGATTGCATATCTTTCTGGGCTAGTGTTACCAGTATCTGGTGCATCCCAACTTAAAACTGTTGAAGTTTCATTATCTGTCACTACAAGGTTTCTTGGTGCACCTATGGTTTTTACTATTGGGGCTGCTTGTGAAGTAAAGGCTTGTGCTGGAATAACTTGCATTGATCCAGACTGATCCCACAGTAGTTGAACCCAAGCACCACCACCATTTTCATAGTACATTAGTTCTATACTTTTTGGAACTCCTGCTGTAAAAGATACTGGGGAACTTGTAGTTCCTCCTCCACCTTTATCAAACCAATCGTCTGTTAGATTGATGCCGTCAACGGAGAGTCTAGTTCCGTCATCTGCTTGTGCTAAAAAAGATATGTTTTGGGTAGTATTACTGATGATTGATCCTGTGTATCTGACTATTACATCCTCTGTGTTAGAGGTGCCTGATATTCCACCGCTTCCCCATTGAAAATCAATATTAGGAACATTAATAGTTAGAATAGGAGAAGCGCCCTGTGGTATGTAGGGGGCATTATTTTGACCTATTACATTGTAGACTTCAGCAGTTAATCCAGTACTTGGAGAATTAGCGTTTGCTACTGCTGGCAAAAAAGATGTGGACAATGCAATAAATAACGCAGAAAATAGGCGCAGTGATCTCAAGTGTTCCCCTCGGAATACTTTATGCCCTCTTAGGAAATTATAGCGCTTTGCCTGCTTTACGGATGACAAACTTAGATGCTACATTTTGTGAGTTTACAGATTCACCTTGTACGCCTTTACCACGATTAGCCCAAGAAACAACACTTGGTTCCGCTACAGATTTATAACCAAGGTTTGAGTTAAATCCAAACTCTTGTTTACGTTGTTTTCTATTTGGGTTTACTGTTAATGCTTGTCGGTTTAATTGTGGAACTCTATCTGTCATGATCCTAGTCCACCAACAAAACCTGCAGCAGTTCCTCCAGAACCCATACCGTCTGCTGATGATGCCGTATCGCTTCCATCGCTTACTGGTTGATTTTGGTCTCTAGTATCGTAACTACCCGTTCCTGACCCTAATGTTCCAAGCATGTACGGATAATTTAAAAACCATGATCCTGCACCTGAGTAACCTGATTCACGACGGCGGCCAAAACGACGACGCTGCTGATCTTCAATGTCTTCTGCAGAGTCAAACTGCGTTGATAAATTTCTCAATGACTTTCCTTGTTCCGTAACACGACTTCCCACAGAGTAACGACCATAAGTACCGCCAGGACCACCAAAAAGTCCTTTGCCAGTTTCATATCTATCTTCCATAATTAAACACACCTTCTGGGTCATAAACAACTAATGATGATGCAACTAGTTTAGCGCTCATCTCTCGGCCATGGTGGCCGCAAAAATAAAGTTCACCGTTAGCAAGAGTCGCTCTGACTAAGGCCTGTGCTCCGCACTTATCGCAACGATCAAGTGCTGACATAGCCTCGTGGGTAGCAACCGCAGTCATTAGAAGAACCCTGGCTTGGCTATAGGAGTGTTTGCTCCAGGAGCATACTTGTTGGGTTCACTAGAAATCTTTGGAAGTTGCTGTTCATCAAACTTTGAGTTTCTTGGCATTGCGCCAGCAGCAGTAATACTTCCCTGTGGTGAGAACTGCTCCATAGAAAGGTTCTGGTTCATGTCTCTATTTTGCCCCTTTTATCTGTCGGTGTAAGGACATAATAGCGGGATGAATGATGCTGAGTACATTGCTAAGTTTTCTTGTAGTATATGCGGCAAACGATACGTAGTAATGATTCTCGCACGAGATTGCGAAGATAAACACATAGATGGAGAATATTAGTGCCTAGATACGAGTACTCATGCATTCAGTGCGATTTAGATTACGAAAAAGAGCGTAGCATCACTGAAGCAGATCCTGGTTATAACTGCGACAAATGTGGCTACGCTCTTCAACGTGTCTTTAACTCTTTTGGCCTTGCCTTTAAAGGCGGAGGCTTCTACTCAACTAGAGACTAGTTGTATTCTGGATTATCTTCTTTAGCAGGAGCAGTTTTAGTTTTCTTGTCTGATGCTTGACGAGTCTCGACTTCTACATCTGCCACAGTCTTTGCGTTCTTATCAACAGTTGAAAAGGCTGCGTTGATTTCGTCTAGAGTTAGTTTTCCATCGTCCATAAAAGCACGTGCTAATTTTTCAACGACTGCAGCAACTGCAGTAAGACCTGCAACTGTTACCGCCTTGATAGTGGAGATACCAGCGATTGCGCCAGCACCAATAACTGAGAGACCGCTTGCTGCAAACACCGCAACAATACGCATCAATACGTTGTTTAGACTTTTCATGAGATTTTTCATACCCGTTCTCGTTTCCCCCTCAGGATGTAAGTCCTATTATCAGTCTTGTTGGATTCCCATACGTTCTAAATAGAGTTCTTTTTCGTTCATCAAGTACTCTTCGATGCGTTTGTACTGTGTTTCTGTCTGTTCTTGTGTTGCTTTTACTTGTTCTTCTGTCATTTCGTTACTTAAATCCTTAAAAGTTTCTATGGCTAGATCTAGATTGGTCTTAGCCAGTGCTGCCTTAAGTTGGGCTTGTTGCCAGCAAAATTCAGCATGGTCTTGTTTTCTTTGTAATCGTTTATTTTGTGTTTTTGACATTCCAAAATCTTAGCATAATAAATGAGCAGTTTATGCGTCCTCGTGCTCAGGAGGCCCGTATTAAGTTGTAAGACTGATACTACTTAATACGAGTGAACTTGTACTTCTTAGCCATAGCGTTGTACTTGGCCTTTAGAGTTGCAATAGTCTTGTTTAGGGCAAGAACTGAAACAGTCAACTCATCAAGCAACTTGTTAGAGGCTTCCGTAGCCTGGAGTGCATCTGCTAGCGCCTTATCAGCAGCGGTCTTTTCGTCAAGAGCAGAAGCAGCAGCATTGGCCATTGCAGTAGCGGCCTCAGCCTTAGCAGCAGCAATTCCTGCAGCGGCATCAGCCTTAGCAGCAACAAGTGCAGCATCTGCTGCAACCTTGTCGGCAGCACGAGCAGCCTTTTCAGCAGCCAGTAGAGCAGCAAGATCAGCAACTTCAATGAAGGCTGTTACTGACTTGATGGCTTTTGGAAGACCTACAACATCTGCCGCAGCAATAGAGGCCTCAACAGCAGCCTTACCAGCAGTTGCTGGGAAAACAAGTTGGAACTCAGTTGTTCCGTCAGCAAGTGTTGTACCGATTGCTCCTGATGTCATACCCACATTTGCAGTTGCAATTGAAACTCCAGAGACAGGGTTACCAAAAACGTCTGTGACTTTTGCAGTGGTTCGCACTATTGATGAGGTCATAGCAGTTGCTGGTGTTGGGAAAGATAGGTCGTATGCAGGACCTGCAATACCCTTCACGTAAAACACAGTTGTGTTTCCGTTATTTGAAACAGTTACAGTTGCAACTGTTGCTGACTTTGTAAACACAAAGACTTCAGCAGTAGTTCCTGTCCCTGTGTTGATAGAGAGTGAGGTTGATCCTGCAGCAGCGGTTACAGGTGCTGCAACAGTTGCAAGTGCTGGAACAATAAATGCACCAGTAGCAACTACTGATAAAGCAGTTCCTGTTTCGATGCCTGTAATAGTAAACTTCACTGCATCTGCTGCGCCGACAGAGTTGTCTGCTGGAACAGTAACAAGTGCAGGGGAAGAAGAAGCGGTTGCTGTAACAGAAACTCCGTTAACAGAAACTGCGATTGTTGGTACTGCTTGTGCTGAGTAAGAACCCAGCAGTGTGCCAGTCAAGGCTGCGGCGATGACTAAAGCAATTTTTGATTTCATTAAAAGATATCTCCTTAGGTAGGCTCTATTGGTAGAGTCTGAAAAGTGAGCAGTTTTCCTCGTGCTCAGGAGGAGTCTACAAAGTGACGTCTAAGTCTACAGGTAATAACCTTAGAATTGCTTTTATTAACAAAGTAACAGAGATCACCTGTGATCTGCATCACAAAGAGTTACTTATATTGCTCTTTTACTAAAAACGGCCCTGAGGTGTTCATATCTAATTTCTCAGCAACGGCTAGAGCCTTTAACGGCTTAGCACCTGCATGAATAGCCCCAATCGCATAACTAGCGCCAGAACCTACTCCGTAGATCCCATCATCACTCATACAGATAGAGCAGTCATCGGCAACATCAAATACCTCGCCACCTACTGCTACTAGGAAGTTAAAGCGATTGCCATCAACTTTTCCATCGCCCTTACCCTCTGCGAAGTCGTAACCGTTGTCCATAAGGCATTTTCTTAAAGAAGGCATAACTTTAACAATCATAAAGTGGTAGACATCTTGTAAGTCTTTTAAATTTGGTTTTGGTGGATTCCATATGTGTTGTGCGATATCGCATGGAGCAACTTCTCCAGAACCAGCAATTAGATAACCGTTGCGTTCTGTAATCTTTTCCATTCGAGGATGGCGGTAAATGCGTCCATCATCACCAGTTACTTGATTATCGGCAGCAAAAACAACTCTATCTTCGTACTGCACCGCTACGATCGTTGTCATTTCTACCCCTTAAATAAAGAACCCCCCAAGGATACCATCAGGTATCTCTGGAGGGTTCCAAGTCTAAAATGTCTGATTAGAGCAGTTTGACCAGTTCTGCCCATGTCTTAGGGCCGATGATGCCGTTTGAGTCCACAAGGTCATGGTTATCCTGGAATGCAATAACTAACTTCTTTGTTCCTGGTCCGTAATTGCCGTCTGCAGCCAATCCTAGAGCCTTCTGGACAATCTTGACAGATTCTCCCTTAGCACCAGGCTTTATCTGTCCTGGGAACGCTGGAGCCTCTGAGACAGGCACTTCAGCAGTTACCTCGTTGCCTTTGTAGTTAGGACGACCCCAACCAACAATTGACACGAGAACCTTCTTCTTGTTGGCCTTGTATGCACGAGTCTGATTACATACCTCGCCACCATTGCGTTGGTCGCCCTTCTTCTTGCCAGAGGTGTTACCTTCGATAGTGTTTACAACACCGTCAGAGTCAATCCCTGTGCAGATACCTACGTGAGAAATTCTATCGACGCCATCTCCTGGGAAATCAAAATACAGAATATCTCCTACTTGTGGTGGCTGGCCGCAGTCAGCCTCAAACCATGTGCCCATCTTCTTAAATGCTCCAGCACCTGCGACAGTCGAGACTGTATTAGGAACCTTTACACCCGCTTGATGAGCGCACCAGTTGATGAAAGAGCCACACCACGGTAAAAAATTTGCCTTGGTGAAGGCGCCGTACTTGGTCTCATTATCTTTAGGACCTTCGATAGTCCCAACTTCTTTTTGTGCAATTTCGATTACCGCTGCTGCTGTGCCTTTGTTAGCCATTATTCTCCTAGCCTGGAATAGTGTCGTTAAACTTGTCAAGGGGAATTCGCCAAGAATTCTCTGGAGCATAATGATACTCGTCCTTGGTGCACTCTTCAGTAGGAAGCCAGCCATAAACCTCGACTTCTGAGTAGTAATCACGGTCTAGAACCCTTGCCCCTACTAAAATCACCCCTGGTCTGATGTCCTTAGGAAAGACTGGAATCTCATCCTTAGTGCGAACTGACTTGACCTCATAGCAGGGCATTACATCAGGAAAGTCTTTTCTGAAATAATGTTCCTCATTGGTGTAAAAAGGAAATGTAAAGGGCTGCTTGTATAACTTCGCAACTGCGTACTCAGCCACAATAGTTCGTACATTTGCCGCAATCTCTGGTTCTAAGAACTTCTTGTTCTCACCTGCGTAGTTAGGACGATCAATACTTCCAAACTTCATCATCCATCTGTTCAATGCAATATCTGCACATGCACGAACTTCTTCTTTGGATAGGTTGACTATCACTTCTTGTACTTCGAATCAACCCATAGATCAAATGCTCTACCAACAATAATTCCTATAACTAAACCAATTAGAAATGCACTCATGAATAATCCCTCTCGATAATTATGTACCAATGTATAACCATAATAGTTAGCGATCTTTCTCTTGGGTAGACCTCAAATGCAAATCCCCAACCATCAGAGACACCGCCTTTTAACCAACTTCTTTTAAAATGCCTCACTCTTCACGCTTCCAATGAATAAAAGATTTAATGTATACAGCAGCATATGCCAAAGCCATTGCAATAAATCCATACTGGTCTGTTATTAAGGCGTATGCAATCCATAGGCACTCGTTGACACAAAGAATAAGCCAACCCCAAATAGTCTTACGACCAACAAGGAAGATGCCTGTTACGCCAATAACTGCTAATACCCATGACCACATCATGGTCGTGTCGTCTTTTCTAGGTACTTAATGACATCACACTCTACATCGCAAAGATCTAAAGTTATAATCTCTGCAACCATATCTGATTTAATTGAGTTAAGTATCGCTCTTGTTATTTGAGCGTCAATGTCTAACTCTAAGTTGACGTATTTAACCCACGGCTTGCGTAATGTGTAAGGTCCAATTTTCATATTTGACCTCGTACGATCTTCAATACCCATTCCATCGCTGTAAACACAGCGTAGTCAACATCATCTACTGGAGGTAGGTTTTTTTCTAGTTCATATTCAATACGTTGTGCAATCTCTTCACGTATTTCGTTTTCTCTGTACGCCCAAGTCTTTTCCATGGGCCAGAGACTATCACATGAGTTTAGTACTCTTCTTCTGGCTCTGCCTTACGAGGTGGGACGTTGCCACCTACCTTGCGTGCCCACGCATCGCCCTTGTCAGTTCTAAAGGTTGAGTGTTGTGGCGACTTGATGCCAGTGTCAGATGCAAGTTTAGTTGCCTTCTCGTACATAGAGGTCGCAACACCAAGACCCTGCATGCGCCCGATCACGTTGATGTTGTCGATCTTGCCACTCTTCTTGTGCCAGTCCATATGACCTAGGTATCTACCATTTGCGTCATTGGCATACATAGTATGAATTCTAGGGTGCTGCTGAGTTGCGCCAGGATGAATGTACTGGAACTGAACGCCCGACAGATTTCTTGGCTCTGATGGATCGTGATCTGGTTCTCTAGGTGTCTGCTTCATTAATCCATCCAACCATGAGGCTTAGTGGCTAATGACTTTAGCCCTTTTACACGGAATCCTTTTGTAGAAACACGAACACTAGCGCCTAAGCCACCATCTGCATCTTTGTAGTTCTCGGTTGAGTGTTTAGATTCTTCTGCATCAACTGGCTCAACTTCGTACACAGAGCCAAATAGAGGACGTTGCCAAGTCTTACTTTCTTCCCTAGTTAAATGTTTTGGGGTCTTGGTTGCAGCATAACCGTAACTCTCTGCAACATCGTGCCGTGTAGTTGCCCATGCATGTGCCTCCCCATGTCGAGGAGCAACAATATCTCCTGGCTTGAGTTCTGCAGATGTTCCATGAAACAACTGTTGAGACAAGTTATCTTCTGCAGCCATTAGAACCCTTCCCTAAAGTTGCCGTTTTCATCCCATTCGCCATTATCGGAATCACCTGTGGTGCGATCACCGTGCTCTTTACTCTCGCCAAACTTCTCGTAGAGATGCTCTGATGCAGGTGAGACGCGATTCTGCCAGTGGATCTCCTTGTCAGGGTATGCATCGTACACGTGCTTCATGACGTTCTGAGCGTGGCCCTTGCCCTCTTGGTGACTCTTGAGCCAGTTGACATACACGGTGTTATCACCTTTTGGGTGATTGATGTCAGCGTATGCGACGACATTGCCTGTCTTGTCATGTAACTGATGACTAGTGGTCTCTGCGTCTAGGCGCTTGGTGCTGAACTTAAACTGCTGTGGATTAAGATTCATTTGCGTTTCTTTGGTGTGAAATGCTCATGCTCGTGCCCGACCTCAAATTTTCCGTCCTCATGCATACGCATGTGCATCTTGTGATGCTGATCGTAGTCGTAGGTCGAAATGCCATCACCGCCGAAGGATTTTGCATTTGCGTCCCCGCGACCTTTTGTGTGCCACCTGAGTAC